GATCTTAACCAGTTACCCGCAGGACGATAAACATATATACCAGCTTTATTGCCTATTTTTTCTAATATTTCGGCTTCGTATTTCTCGTATGTATCAGTATCAAAAACAAAATATAATCTATTTACCAACTCTAAATAATTATGCCATTTTTTATCAGTTCTAAAATCTTGAATACATGATTTTACTTCGTATCCGTCTAATTCGTTTTTATTCCTATCTATTTGCAACACATCTATGCGCAAATTATTTTTATTTTTACCGATATTTACATTTATTTCACGCAAACCTACTTGATGATTATTGCCACGTATAAAAATATGTCGCATAACAGCTACGGTCATTATATCGGTTTTATCGTGTCTTGTTAATTCTGACCAATTATATCTAAGTTTAGTTATTGTCATTGTTCTTGTTCCTTTAATAATCTTTGTTTATAAATCTGTTCTGCATATTCTTTGCTTGTCCAAGCACTCTCAGGCAATTTCTCTAAATCAAATGGCATTTTGCAATGAGGACATTGAGGTATCATTCCCCTACGAATATTGCTTGCGATTTCTCTCAATGCAAAACCCATACGATTATTGAGTTTCCATTTTTCCATTTCTTCGATTTCATTTTTAAGGTATTTTAAATAATTATATCTCTTGTGGTCTTTTAAAGTTATTTCTTCGAGGACATCGAAAGGGTCTAATATTGCACCACATTCGGAACATTCACATCTTCTATTTATGGTATCCACTAGCACAACTCTATCTTTACAAGTACATATTTTCTCTAAACGCTTTCTAACTAAATACCTATTGAGTTCTTTACCTGATATTTTTAAAATTGCATCATCACCCCAATCGTCAAATAAATTTTCACCTGTCATTTTATTTACTCCTTTCAAAATCGTTTTTAATACGCTTGTTTTTTTCTTGATGATAAATTATACTTTTTTACATTTTAACCCTTGTTATTTTTTATCCTCGCTCGTCTGATGGAATATTTTTTATTGATAGACTTCTACAATTTGCCAACCTGTACAATTAAATTTTTTTTCGTAGGTTTTTATCATTTGTTCTATTGAAGTTCCAATAGGAAAACAGTCGCATTTTGTAATTCTGTTCAAAATCGGGTTATAGACTTTGACATTTTGCCATTTTTGAGCCGTACCTCGTTTGAAACATTTGACTAACCTTTCTTTTAACCACGCAGGTTGAGGCATAAACTCACTAAGATTTTCTTCGGTTATCGTTTTAGCCAATTTGTCAAAATCTACTCTATCATCAAGTATTTTGTAGTATTGTTCCTGTTTTAGTTGTTTGTTTCGTTCGTTCCAACTGTTTGTATACAAATTGAAAAGCCACTCTATAAATTGCATTTTATTCACTGTTTATCCCCTTAAATTTAAAGTTTTGTAGTTCTTGTTGTACTTGTTTAATTCGCTGTCGTTCAGCCTCGCTGATTTCTTCCTTTTTGTCCTTTTCGGTGCTTTCTGTTTTAGTTTCTTCTTCTTTCTGCAAGCGTTCAATGAGTTCTATATCCATAGCACCGCTTTTTGTTTCTTCTTCTTTTTTGATAACGATTTCACCGTTTGCAAATTTTATGAAATTGCTTTCCTGCAATAACCACGCTAAATTGGGCTTGTATTTCTTACCGTTAAAATCAAATACGGTATTTTTCAAATTTCTGAATACTTGCGGTAATTTTTCATTTAAATTCGGGTTATTTTCCATCAACTCTACGATTTTAGCTTTCATTTTTTCATCAATCAATGGAATAGAAAAATAAACTTTCTCATATTCGATTAAAAATTTTTTTAAAAAACTTTCTTTTTTTTCTTTTTCTGCTTCCTTAGAATTATTTATAGAATATATAGTATTACTATTATATTCTCTTATCTTATCTTCTCTTATTTGCTCTGGCAGAACATTATACTTTCTTCCATACTTTCTGCCAGCAGAAAAACCCCCAAAAGTATTGATTTTATCGTATTTTAACTTTTCATTTTTGCGTTTTTTTTGCACGCTTTCAATCTCTTTTTTTACATTCGCTGTCATGTCAGCAACAAAATTTTTTGCAATATTTTTTTGATTTTTTGTTAAAAATTTGTTCAAAATTTTTTCATTTGGTTCTTCTTCATAAAGTGCAAATAAAAGTTGATATTTTACAATCGACAAAATTTCTTTGTCCGAATATTTGCCGTTAATTAAATTTGTCGGGATTTTTGTCCACTCCATTTTTATTTCCTCTAAAAAAATACCCCTTGTGAACCTAAAAACAAGGGGCATGAATGTTTATACATTGTCTTGATGATAGAAATCTGTTTATTAGGTTCTTTTATATATTACTTCTTTGTTGCTCGTTTGTCAATTAATGATTATATTTAAACATTTCTGTGCAAATATTTATTTGCTTATCTCTTTCCTCCAAAATTCCGCCGTATTGTAGTCTGTTTAGCCAACAATTTGAGTCTTTACCATTTTGTTTACAAATTTCATTAAATTTGAAATTGTATAAATCCTCTGCGTTCATTATACAATTATTCAGAGATTTTCTAGCGTGATTTAATTGCCAAATTTGATTTGTTTGCCAATACAAGAAACAAATACCAATAATTAAAGCTAAAGTCATTGTTAAGTTTTTCATTTTTTACCTCTTTCTATTTTCTCTAAGTTTCCTAAGTTTTTTAAAAAAAGCCCCGATTTTGAAAACGAATAGGGAAATGGTACGGGGCAAAAAATACAGTTTATAACTTTTCGGTTAAAATTCTTTCATATTCTCTAGCTAATTTAGGAATAGCTAGCCTGATTTTTAATTCTGTTTTAGCGTCATTGTACGCTTTTCTAAGAAGTTCCATAGCCTCTTTTAATAATTCATCTTTTGTCATAAAAATTACCTCTTATTTTTATTTACTACTATATCGTTATAACCTTTAAATAGAACTGTCAAACAATCGACTATTTCGCTTTCAATTCTTTTGAAGTCAGGCTCTTTTTTAAATATTTCAGCTTTTAATTCTTCAAATTCTTCCCATAGAACTGCGATAAATTCGTGCCTGCCTGAATATTCACCGTATTTATTATAACAATTATCGACTTGTTCCGTTACTTTGTTTAAAATGTCTAAGTTCATTAAAATAACTCCAATTTCATTTGGTTATCACCGCTTAATACTTCATTACAATATTTAATTGCTTGCTTGTAGTAGCTTTCTTTTAATTCAATTCCTATGCCTCGCCTACCCATTTTTAATGCTTGATATACTTCTGAACCTATGCCTAAAAATGGAGTAAATACCACATCGTCAGGATTAGTCCACATTTCTATTGCTCTTTCAATTACATCTAATTGTAAAGGACAAATATGTTTTTCGTCTGCGTTTTCTTTTGCGATTTTACCATTTAAAACATTTGTTTGTTGAATGTCCATCCAGCGGTAAAATTCGAAATCTTGTTCACTTTGTGAACTTTCCCAACAAGGTGAAGCGTATTCTTGCCATTTTGGAAGTTCGAAATTTTCTTTAGTTTTCCAATTAATAGGTATTTCTTTTGATTTATCGCCCCACTTTCTAAAAATCAGTAAATATTCAGGCATTCCTACTCTTGAATAAGAACTATCTTTTCTTAATTGTTTATATAAAAGTCCTTGTGCCTTTGTCCTTTGCATTTCTATTACAGGGTCTTTCCATATAAACACTTCACTATGAAAGGCAAAATCGTGTTTTACAAAAGCTCTAATTAAATCTCCTCTAAAATCTCTTAATCCTGCTTTTCCACTTGTTCCTGCATAATTTACTAATTGTTTACAATGTACTGCAATACATCTGCCCGTTCTCAAAACTCTGTACAATTCAGGTATTAGATATTCAAATTGCTTTATAAATTCCTCATCATCCTTGCAATTTCCCATATCTCTATAACTATCTGAATATATATAAAGGGAACTGAAAGGTGGACTAAATATACTAAAATCAATACTTTCATCTTTTAAGGTCTTAATTTCTTCTATGCAATCACCATTTATAAGGTGCATTCTTTGAGTTTTATATTCTCTTTTATCGTATTCTGTTTTAAATTCTTTTGTTCTTCCAAATTCTAAATCTTGATATTTTCTAATATTTGCACGCATATTTTCTTTTAATTCAAGGTGTTGTTTTTTCTTTTCTGTAATAATATCAAGCATCGATTTTTCATTTTCACCAATAACAATATAAGCATTTACAGGTAATGTTTGCCCAAACCTATGAAATCTTTTAATCGATTGATAAAAACTTTCATAGCTAAAACTTAAACCACAAAAGATAGTGTTGTTACAATTTTGAAAGTTTAAACCATAGCCAAAAATGGACGGTTTACTAATTAAAACTTTTAATTTTCTGTTTTTAAATTCTGTGACTTTTTCAATTCTTACATTTTCAGAAGTCGCACCCCTAATTTCAAAACTATCTTTTATATTTTTTGCTAGAAGTTCGCTTTCTTCGTTCGTTTCGCACCAAATCAACCACTGTTCTTTTGAGTTATTAACTTTGTTTTTTATCCATTCAATACGATTATTTAACGACATTTTCTTTTCTTTGTTGAAATTTGTTGCGTTTAGAGTTTCGGGTATTCTAAACAATTTACCGTCTGTATTTTTTTCATTATCAGAACTTACAATTATTTCTTCAATATTTAATTTAGGAAGTTTAAAGCCGTCATCTGAATATCCTAAATCGCTTGGTTTATCAATAGATACAGACCAGCTACATAGCCACCTGTAAAAATCATCTTTAGCGTGTTGTTTTAGCCTATATCCGCCAAAATTCATAGTATCGTTTATAAACCATTCAGAAAGTGCCTCTGTTGATTTTATAACTCCTAAAAATTCAGCTTGATTTAATATTTCCATATTATCGTTAGGACTTGGAGTTGCTGTTGCACATAGTTTAAATTCAACTTGTGTAAATTTATCAAATAGAAGTCTTTTTGTTACTCCTGTATAGTTTTTCAAAATAGAACTTTCATCAAGAACTATTCCGCCTAATATATCACCATTAAATTTATCGGCTCTATCGTAATTCGATATATATATGCCGTTGGCAATTATTGAATTATCAGGTGCATATTGTATTTCTATATCATAATTAAACTTTTTACACTCCTCTATTGTTTGCGTACAAACCTCTAATGGTGCAAAAATCAGAACAGGTTTATTTGTGTGCTTGTTTACTTGTTTAGCCCATTCAATTTCCATTAAAGTTTTTCCCAATCCGCAATCGGCAAAAATTGCATAATTGCCCTTTTTTAGGGCTATTTGTACAATATCTTTTTGATAATCAAATAAATTTGTATTAAATTCATTTTTATCAATCTCAAAACCGCTTTCGGTATGTTTTCTTATTTTACTTTCAATAAATTCTTTGTAATTCATTTTTGTTTTTCCCTAAATTTCTATTATCTTGTCAAAAGGTAGATAACCTTTTAATATTTTTGTTTCTTTACAGAAGTCGCATTTTTCACATCTTGTCGGCTCTGCGTTTCCTGTTTTTAAGTCAATTATCCTTTTTACATTTACTTCAATATCGCTTATACAGTCGTCCATTAACCATTGAGGTATTTTTATCAATTCAATGTTAGAACTTTTTTGCTTGTCTGCAACGGCAATAACGCAAGGAAGTTTATTTCCTGTATTTTGTCTTACAATTTCTTGATATATCGCAAGCTGTAAATCATAGCCCCAATATTCTATGAAATTAGTAAAGCCGTAATCTTTAACCCAAAACCGCTCATTTATATCTTTTACGATTTTTAAATCAACAATTACTTTATTTTTAATGTAACTATCGATTTTTATTTTCCATTTAGCACCAAAAAGTTCGCCTGTCATTATGACTTGCTTTTCGCCGCTTAAATGTTCCATAAATAGCTTGTCTTTTTCTATTCTTTCAATTATGTTTTCAGCTTGTATATATTCAGCTTTTAAAGTTCCATCTTTTTTAAAAATTAGAGGGTTTTGTTCTTTAAATTCTTCCAGAGTTCCCTCAATATAGCTATCAACATAAGAACCAACAAGCATAGGTGTTGTGGTTTCATCTTGCCACTCACCTTTTAATTTAGCTAAGGCGTGAGCTTCACAGCCTCTTTTTCCGATAGAACCGCAAAAGTCTTTATATTGACTAACGCTTAAGTATTCAAAATTAGCCTCATTACTATAATAGTTTTTATTTGTTAGCTTCATTTTCTTCAACCTCTAAAATACTTTTTTCTTTTTCTAATTCTTCTTTTTCGAAATAATCATCAATCTTAGCAAAATTGTCTTTTATTGCTTTGTATATGCCTCGTAAAGTAACAAGGTTATGTTCGATGAAATTGTCGGCTTTTGTGCCTATTCTCTTTTCAATTTGTGCTTGTGTTACTCCTAGAGTTTCAAAAGCTTTTATCATTTCTTTTATGCGTTCTTTTAATGGTTTATCATTTCCGCCTGCAAGTGTCTTTTGGCATTCATTCAAAAAATCTTCAACAACATCAGACGGCACAACATTTAGAATACACGCTCTCAATCTTCTTGCCCCCATATTTGCTGTTAGTTCGTAGATATCCCTATCGTCCTCTAGCCAATATGAGCCTTTTTTTGTTCTTCTTCTGTGTTTTACTGTGAATACTTTTTCTGCTCGCACATTGTTTTCTAAATCCCAGCAGTATGCCATAACTTCACTTGTTTTCGTGTTCGGGTCTTGTGATAATTCTTTAATGCCATAGGCTAAATTTCCCCAATATTTGGCGATAGTTTCGGCAGTTCTGATACTTGCCCCCGTTACGATTTCACCGCCTCTAGGATAGGAATAAATCGCATTTTCTGCTAAACTTTGTCGTTTAGCACTGTCCATTATTCGCTTAATTGCCCTTTGTTCATCTCTAGGGCATTGTCTAGCTACAAGCACCTGAGCCTGTACCTCCTGCAAAACTCTTGTTTTTTCAACTTCCGATTGAACACTTAAAGGTTCTTTTTTCACTTCTACAATTTCGTTCATTTTTTCCCTCTTTTCTATCTAATAAATCAGAATTAATCTCAAAAAAAACGCCTCGCCTAAACAAGGCGGTCTAACTGTTCGGAGTATATAACACTTGGGGAGTTATAAGTTTATTTAATTTTCCACACTGAAAACAAGTTTGATAGTGCCATTTCAATAATAGTTGATTTTTTATACTTTAATTGTTTTGACGCTTTTTCTAGTTTTTCAAAAATTTCTTTTTTTAGACTTGTACCAAATTTAATTGATTTTCTCATATTTCCCTCTGAATTTATTGTATTAAAAAGTTCTAGATTTGTCAAGAAATTAAACTATTTCAATTTCAATTTTATATTGTGCCTCAATAAGTTTCTTTTTTAGTCTAAAAGTAGAGTTCTTAGCGGTTATAGGACTTTTTACATCTACTATATGTAGCCCAAAATCGTCATTATATGTAAAATCTGCAATATATGTGAATATTTTTTTATTTTCAATTAAAAAAGGGAGTTTTACTTGTGTTTTTAAATTGCTTATTGTTCCTTTTTCTTGTAAATTCTTGAGATAGACATAATATTTCATCTCTTTGATACTATCGAACTTTAAACCGTCATATTCACATTTTTTATTCAGGTATTTGTTCATTTTTCCACCTCACTTAATTTTTGTAAAAGTGAACACACAACGGAACAAGCCCCTGAATGTCCAAAACCGTCATACTCATATGTTTTATTTTTTTTATCTTTTAACCATAATGCTGAAAATCCGTAACAGCTATTAGGATTTTCAATTAAAATATACTCTGATGTTTCATCAAATTTTACATCTTTTAATGTTGGATAATACTTACTATCATCAGCGTGATGACATCTGTATATTGGGGTGATTTCTTCCTCTGTTATTTCTCCTTTGAAACTATTTTGTATTTTAATTTTCATCATTCCACCTCGCATTCTCTGATTTTTTGTAAAATTTTTAATTTTAATCATTTTCCACTCCTAACCACATTATTAAATCAATTTGGGCGTATAGTTTCGCTTGTTGGATTTCAGTTTGATTGTCAGGGTCATCTAATGCCTTTATAAGCCATTTTAGTTTTTGTTTGATTTCTTCTTCTGTTTTCATTTTGATTTTCTCCTTAAAACATTTTACTTCTAAATTAATATTTATAAATTCACTTCAATAGGCATATTCATACTATCATATTTGCCTAATTTTTTCTTTTTGGCAAATTCATCTTGTGCTTGAGCAAAAATATCGCCGTTTAAAATTTGTATCATTATATCGGGTTCGTGTTCCCTCTCTCTGCAAATTCTGTCTGAAATTTTACAAATTTCTTTTGCCCAATTTACGCTTTTTGCATAGTCAATTTCTGCTTGTAGGTTCATTTTTAAAACTCCTTATATTTTTCTACCATCAATTTCAATAACTTCTTCGTCAAAAATTTCTAGTATATTGACAATTTCGCCTTTTGTGTTGTAGTCCTTTTCACCGTCTACTCTGATTATATAAAAATCATCGTTTTTTACAGGTTTAGCCTCGGTTAGGTCGTATTCGTAACGATATTCCAATCTTGTTGCATATTCAAAAGGCTCATTTTCTTCTATTGTTTTGCCCTCAACTAGAACATCAGTTGAGATTATTCTTTCAAATTCAAAATTGTTTTTAATTTTAGCCTTAGCCAAAATTTTTATTTTAAATGTATTGTCATAAACTTTGAAAATTTTTTCAGTGTACATTTTGCCCCCTTTTATTTTATTCCCAAACAGTAGTCACGCCGTGGATAAATAACGCAACAGGTACGCCAAAAAATATAAGTCCTACAATTAAATAAGCTAGTAGCGTTTCCGCTCTATCAATAATTTTTTTTATCATTTCACTTACTCCTTTTTTCTACAATAATATAATAACATTTTATCTAGAATTGTCAAGAACTTTTTTAAAATAAAAAAAAGATACTCCATTTGTATGAAGTATCGTTCTATTATTTGGATAGAATTTTTTAGAGAAAATCTAAATGAATTGTAATCGTTTACTTTAGTTTGTCTAGTTTTGTCAGTATTGTATTATATTTAATGTCTAAATCTTTTAATATTTCTTTGTCGGCATTATCTGAATATTGTTGCATTTCTATTTTTAATTGTAACACTTCCTGTCTAACATTTGCAAGGTCTAATTGTGTTGCAAAATATTTAGATTGAAAAATTACAGTTATTACAAGGACAAAAGATATAACTATTGTAGGTAATACTTCCTTAGTGATAAACTTTTCTAACACTTTTCACTCCCCTTGATTTAAAATATTATCCTATCACTTTGAAAACAATCTATATGTGTCCAAGTAGGGGTATTAGATATATTTTCAAGTCTTTTAAATTTTTTTAATTTCTTTTGTTCAATTAAATCATAACAAAGTTGAAATAGTGCTTTATTACTTCCTTTTGTATCGTGCAAGTCAAAGCCTTTACTCATACAATGTGAGCTAAGGTATAATGATTTTTTTTCTTTAACAATAGGGTCAATATTACTTCTTAGTCCGCATTGGCTTAAATTTCCACCGCTTGACCAATTATTAATTATAATTCCTCTACCCCATTGTTGCCTTATTGTGTCTAAATCATTTAAAACATCGGGGTCAAAAAACATCCACGCTTGCTCACCCCAAACACTATATACGTTATTACTAACTAATTCTTTAATATTAAAATATTTGCATTTTTGCATTTTTTAAACCTATCCTTTTATATTCAATTTCTTTTCATTCTCTAATACAGTATACACTGTTTTTTTAATGTTTGCCACATATTCATTTCCAATAAAAAATTTTGTTTTATCGCCTTTTTTATACGGCACGATTAAATCAATAAACTGCTGGCAATAAGTTTCAAAAGTTTCTTTGTTAAAAAATTTGCTTAGTGGTTCATTGCCTCTATTTTGATTATTTTTAGCCGTTGCAAGAACTATATTTGATAATGTTGTTTGTCCGTTCTTTGAATGTGGAATAATATGTTCATTTGTACAAAAATCAGGTGATTTTACATCGTGACTTAATTCACCGCCGTAAAATCCTTTTGTAACTTCGGGTAATTTGCCTTTTTTCCATAACTTTGATAATAAAGTCGTGTATCCAAAAGATATAGGATTTTTTGCATTTAATGAGGATATATTCATTTAATAACCCTTTTCAATAAAAGTAATAATTCAAAAGGGTTTATTTCGGGATTAATCCCTTTATATAGTCCTTGATTTTGAAGTGCTTTTAAATGTAATTCACTACAATGTGACCTTTTTGTTTTTCTTTTCGTTCCTATGCTCCTAATTGCTGATAAAAATGGATAAAAATCGCCCTCGTGTTCTAATATATCATTGCTGAATTTTTTATTATTTAGTTTAAAGTCTTTTAGAATTAATAAAAAATCGTCGTCGGTTTCTGCGATATAATCAGCTAAAAGGATTTTACTAGCAAACAAGGGCTTTACATTGAATAAGTATATTTCATCATCACATTTTACAATAGAACCTGTGTGAGAGGGTATAAAATCCGCACATTTGCCTTTTATTCTTTCAAAATATGTAATTATTTTTGATATTATAGAATTATTTTTGGAAAAAATCGCACTACCGATTAATTGACTTTCATTGTCCTTTATCCATTTGTCTATTTCTTGATATGATAAACTTTCAAAAGCTGAATTATAATGAATATTACTCATCTTCTCGCCTTGCTCGTCTTTCAATTTCCGTACTAAAATCATCTTCAAAAGTATCTGCATTACAAGACATATTAAATTGACTTGTTTGTATCGAAAATATTTTCAACCCAAATAGCCTAAACTCAACCGTCTTATCAATACTCATTCTAGCCATATTATTTATACTTCCTAAATTTTTCAACTAATAAATCAAATTTGCGTTTTGAACGGTAATCATCAAAATATGCACTTGTTTCAGCTTTACTAAGGGCTTTTTCTGCATAGTAGCAAGCCTTTTCAAGTTTATTTTTGTCGTCTATTACTTCATTTGAGATTATTTGTTCTTTATTTGTTTTCAATAACTCAAATACGCTTTTAATTGCTTCAAAAATTGATTTAAACATTTTCTTTTCCGTCTATTTTATCCACTTGTTTTAATACATATTCTTTTGCTTTTGGAAGAAAAGCCAAAACAACATCATCAATTTTGTTAGGCGTTTGCTCTATATATTGTGTGATGAGTTCAAAAACTCCTTCAACCGCCTTTTCTGTAATGTTTTCAATAGATGATAAAATTTTGTCGTTCATAAGAACCCCCTTTTAATTAAAAACCGTACCTATCTCTTTCATAAGCTAAATTTTGTACCATTTCTTCATCTGTTAATACATAACCGTAACATCTAGCAGAGTGGATTTTTCCTACATATTGATATTCTTCATAAATTCCATTTATATCTCCGTTATACCCAATAACCATACAAGCACTAGGAGAGTTAGAAACTAAAGCACCTACGTAATCTTTTTTTATAGTTTCCTCAAAATTGTCGCCCTTTATATAAAGAATACCACCATCGGTTCCGTATCTTGCGCAAATATAACATTTTTTTCCTATATATTCCGACATTACAGAGGAAGAAATATCATGGTAAGTCATAGTTCCATTTGTTTTTTTATAAACTGATAAAAGGAATTTACCCCCACCAGAATATCTTATTGAAATTCCACCAGCTTGAATAGTTCCAAATACTACACTATGTTGTTCACTAGGTATTTCTGGGATAGTAACAACAGCTTCCATTGTAACAGCATTCAAGTCAAATAAAGGGCTAATATCGCTAGTTGCATACCCATCTCCTGCTTTTTTAAGTTCCAAATAATTACTTCCCCAAACTGGACTGCCCATTTTTACAGCATTTCTAGAAGTTTCGCTTGTAAGCTGACCGCCTTTATTGAGCCAAGTAGTTATCGAGTTTGAGTGTGTTCCTAAGCCTGCATTGTCTATTGCGTCAAACCAATACATCAACCCTTGTGCAACAGGGCTTAATACCGTTTGCGGTTCGCTTCCTTGCTCAACCGTTAAATTTAATATTTTTTTATCAACAATTTCCATTAGTTCACTTCCTCAAAATTTACATATACAGGCGTAGCTTGGCTTCTTACATATAATTTTCCGTTATATTTTAATTTTATAGTATCTGCTAATAATCCTTCATACATATCAGTAGGCTCATTTTGTGTCCAATAACATTGGATAGGACTGCTACCTAAATGTCCTTTTTTAGTAGCTTGTACCACATAAATAACATTTTGAGTTAATCCCGTCACCTCTGTCCAATCTGTCGTTTTTAAAGTCTGCATATTTATTCACCTTCCAAATCTGTGTTTATTTTTCTTCAACTGCCGAATTTTCTTCGGTAGTTTCATCTTCTACTTGTTCGGTTTCTTGTTCATTTACTTGTTCGGTTTCGTCTTCAACTTGTTCACTAGGTAACAAGTAAGTATAATCCTTTGTTTCAAAAAACTTGTCTAATTGTTCAGGTGTAAAACCTAGTTGAGTGCCGATTGTATCAATCAGCGGATTGCCTCTAAAATAATCATTAGCATATTCAAATTCAATTAATGCTTTAGGGTCTGTGATTTGTGTTTTTAACATATCAGGTGTTATTCCTTTTGCTTGATAAAGCCCCAAAAACATCTCACGCTTTGTCATAAAAAGTTTATTTAATCTTTCTCTTTCTTTTTGTTTTTCTTTTTTTTCAAAATCAGGGTTTAGAATAAGCTTGCCATCTTTAAAAATATATTTTTCAGAATTATCATAAATATCTTGTGATACTTCAAAATTTAATATATCATCATTTAAACATTTACACTGACCTTTGCCATCTATTTCATTGTTTTTTACAAAAATATAATACATAATATCTCCCTTAAACATTTGTTCCAACACGTCTATAACCAATAAGATAAATACCTGAATTTGATAATTTTGCAGAAATTTCAGAGTACAATATCCTATTACTATCAATAGGTAAAATACAACATGTCCTTGCTAATGTTGTTCCGCTTGTTACACCAACCAAAGCAAAGAAGCAATTCTCCTGATTTGTACTTGGCGAAGGTGTTGTTCCTATACACAACAAAGCAGATGAACTATCATAAGCGGCATATATTTCAAACATAACTTCATAAATATAACCATCATCGGGTAAATAATCCGATAAATCATGGCTTCTTGAACCTGATGCGGTAAAACCTGAAATTGTGTAGTGTTTTTGCACCCATTGACCGTCAAGGACTTTTTTCCCTGTGTCGGATAGGTTATCTAAATCGGTATTAGCTTTCCCTTGTAGTGAACTTGCCCATTGTGACCAATCCATTTGCGACTGTTCAATTTGACCGTTCGCCACTTGTACAAAAAATCTAAGTCGGACATTGTTACCCTGAACAGGTGCGTTGTCTTGATAAACAGGAGATGAGTTGGAGGCATTAAAATTAATTATATCTGAAACTTTGTCACCAGAAGAACCATGTGTCAGTTGGTTGCTAGTTGATTTAACTACCTTAGAGTCCTTAAAAGCACCTGCTGGTGTTCCTAAGTTACCTATACCCCAAACATTAGTATAGCCTCCTAAAATATTAGGCAAACTCTCATTATATGACTTGCCTAGTTCACTATCTTGCCTAGCTTGTGTAATGTATGTACCGTCTTTTATTGTCGGTACTTTAAAAGTCAATGTAGCTGTGCTTATTGCAAATTTAGCACAATTCCCATAAGTCGCTAAATCGCTTGCATATTCTTCATAAGTACAAGTTTGAAGTAATGGAGTTTCAGCGGTTAAGAAATTTGTCCATAGTTCTTCAAATTGTACTTTTTGGTATTCTGTACCGTCACAAGCTAAAGCCCCCTCTGGTACATAACTAGGCGTACACATAACAGAAAATACCGTGCCAATAGGTAAACCACCACTCTTAAACTCTTTCCAATTCACTGTATCGGTTTCAGGGTCGTTGCCTTGATTTTCGTCAATTTGTGATATGTAAATTTTACCATTTTTTGAAGTAAAATTATTTTGATAGTATATTGTGCCGTTATCCCAATCAGATATACCTTGTTGTTCAATTCCGCATATTTGATGACTTAGAACTTTCATAGCCCCTGTCATTTCAGGTAATGCAGGAAATTGCGTGTTTGGAGTTACCGCACTAATCCAACCTTGCCCCCAAGCTGGTAAACTCTGTATTACTTCGGGGTCTGTTGTTCCTGTAAATGTGCCTGCTAAAGCAGAGCCAAATTGAGATATCTGAGGGTCGTTGCCTGTTGCCGTTGCAGTTCCGCCAAATACCTTGCCTGTAAATCTTTTGTATTTTGTCATTTTATGCTACTTCCTTTATTTCTACCTCGCACCCACAAGGTACAAGTAAAACATCTTTTAATTGTGCCAACTCCATCACGGTTTTATAATTGCTTGAATAATTATAAGTAAGTTTCATAACTTCCCAAGTAGTGTAAACTTCACCGTTACTCCATTGATAAATTGCCTCGTCAATGTTCTTTTTCGTGTGGTTTATTGAATTTTTTATTGCTTTTAGTTTCAAAAGGGGTCTAAAATATTCATCACCCAATTTATTTAAAGCAGTTTTGGTATCTTGATATTCCCTATATGTGAGTGTTGCCCCTTGTAGCGTATTGAAATTAGTATAATTGCTAAAACCTCCCATATATGGGTTATAATTGCCACTTCTAATATGAGGGTATGACGGGAGTGAAAAATGTACTTTATTCCATAATTCCGTCCCGTTATAATACCTATCAAGCCCCAACCATTTGCCAACAATATCTAATTGAACCCCGATAGATTTATTAATATCTACGGTTAAGTCTTTTAATTGCAGGGCTATGTTATTTGCAAAAATTAAATTTACTAATTCTTTGATTAAAGCCCTGTTTTCGGGTGCTTGTCTATACTGAATAATCAGTAAATCGCAAAAGTAATCTTCTAAAGTTTTTAAAATTTCTTCATAAGTCATTTTTTTGTGATTTTTCTATGTTTTTATTCTAACACATTTATATAAATTTTGTTAGGGTCTGTTGCAAAAATTGTATCTAAACTAGGGCAAGCGATAAAATCAACCCAAGTGCCTTGTGTAAAATTAATTGTTATTGTGTCGTTTTTTTCCGCTGTTCCTGTGTATTCAATACCGTAGTCGCTCAACTCTACAATGTTTTCATTAAAAGTCCAACCATCAGCGTTATAGGTGAATACATAAGACCCTGTTACATCACCAATAACATCCTGAAAAGTTGTTGAGTTCACGGTCGCACCTGTAATTCCTGTACTAGAACCGATACTAGCCTCAGCTACGCCCCCTGCCGATACTTCAACATTTAAAGCAAAAGCGTTTCCGCCTGCACTTTCAATACCATTTGTACATTCTTGAGTGACTTTTGAGGTTTCTAAATCTTCCCCTAATTTATAAATTAAATTATTGCCTATGTAGTCTTTTATTTGACCTTGATTTATTTCTCCGATATCCACAAGCAGTTTTAAATCAAATTTGATATAAAAAGGCTCTATTGTCGGGCGGTCAAAATAAATAGGTACTTGTTGCCCCGCAATATTTAACTTGTTTATTTCAACTTTGCCCCTTGTTCCACTTCCTGCGATATTTGAATATATTATGTCTGCGATTTCTTCATTTGAACCGCCGTCCACAATTAGCCATAAATAATGAGGGGGCGTTCCGTTTTCGCTTGTTTCGTTTGTTCTGTTTTCTTCCCCTGAACAATCCGTTACGCCCTCTAAGTCTAAAATATTTGCTACTATTGTATCAAAAGTATTATTATTTGCTATTTGCGTACTTCTTTCACGCCTTAGCATAAAATCTAGGTTGCTTTCTTGCTCTACGCCTAAAGAAGTAAATCCAACATTATTAATTACGCTTTTTATACCGTCCGTAACCGTTACTATATTTGTTATCGTTCCTATTGTAGGAGTAACCGCCCCTATGTCTTTTGCTCTAAAAATTAGCGTATTTGTGCCTGCATATACGGTCGAACTATCAATTAAGTACCAAACATTTCCGCTATCATCTGAAACAGTGAAAGCACTTGAAGTGCTGTCATTGTACGAACCGTCCAGACCTTGCAAATTTACGGTTTTTGTCGCAACAACATCTATGTTTTGTGTAGTATAGCTTCCGCCTTTTCTGAATAAATAGTTTAATTGGTATTTGCTATCTTGTTGCGTACCCTCGCATTTTGTCGGGTCTGTTGCATTGTAAACTTGAGTTAAAAGTTCTCTGTGCGTTGTTCCTATTGTTGCCAATAGATTAATTAATTGCCCGTCAGGGCTTGCAGGTGAAAAGTCTATTTGTTCACCGTTAGGTGCATAATTTTGTTGGAAAAAGCTTTGCAAGTCCGATACCAAGGTTGCATTGTCTTTTAAACTCAAACCGTCATAATTAAGACTATCAGTCATTTTTTAGTTAAACTCCTTTTGAAAAAGTAAAATTTATTGCATTTTCGCTATAAATTGTATATATTTCACATTGTGCTATGTAGTTTCTTGTTTCAACATCAAAAGAACTGCTAAAATTTTCAATTCCTAAAACTCCATAACGGTCTTGTATTGTGTTTTGTATGTCCTCATCAAGTAAATTTTTTTGATTATGATATCCAAGTCGTGATTTCCAATCAATTCCGCTATCTAAAGCCCAATAACAATCATTTTCAAATTCTAATAAACTTGCCTCGACATCTTGAATTATTGCACTTTGTCCTGTTTTGTATGAGGTTAAACCTCTACCAAATACAAAATACCTTTGGCCGTCTTTATTTTTTGCTACACTTCTAACTAACATTTATTTATCCCTTAAAAAATTACATCGGTTTCCCTGTATTACTTCCGCCTGCCTCAACTCCGCTGTGAATGTGATTTAATAAACTTATACCATTTGCCACAATATCGCCTGTCGCATTTATTGAACCATTGACCGTAAGGTTTCCGTTTATTGTTGTGTTTCCGTTTAAAGTTATTCCGTTTTCGTGAACTTTTATATTATTTGTTCCATAGAAAATATTTATACAGTCCTGCAATGTTGTTAGCATATTAGGTAAACTTGTTAGCCCTGTGATAAATATACTGTCGCTAAAATTGTGACTTCTGTTATACGCTAAGGGGTTTATATCGCCGTTTATATACCAACTTTCTAGTTCTCTATCATTAAATAATAATATACCCTCTTGCCCTTTCAAAATCGGGTGCGTTATTCCTTTGTTGCCCCACCCAAAAAACCACACTTTGGCATAAATCGGGGCGTAGTTTTGTGTCCTTTGTGTGCCGTCCGTGTTTTGCCCTATTACAAGTTTATTAGCAATATTTACTTTTGCCGTTCTTGTTTCGGGGTCGTATTCTTCAACAATGCCAACTCTTACACAATTAATCACATTATATGCAAGTTTCTGTTCAAATAGTTTAAAAGTCTGAACCCAACCTGCATTATTTTTTAATTGCTCAAAAGGTAGCGTGTTTATTTGGTTTTGTTGTTCTTGTTCATTTGCCATTATACTATACTAGACCTCGCACGCTTTGCATTTCCTGCCCCTAAAGTAGATTGAACATGAATTATAGGACTGCCCGATATATTGCCCCTGAATAAGTATGTAAATTTATCCCAGGTAATATTGTATTTTGTCCTAAATACATTCAATGTATTTATATTAGCATATTTAAAGTCAATCGCACAGCCTCTTAAATGTGTACTTTCTCTGCTTGCGTTTGAATATTTTGCATTAACTCTCTTAGACCGCCAACCGCTTGAAATAATTATTTTTTGCCCCGGAGTATTCGCATTTATATATAATTGTAGTTTTTGTGCAATAGTAATACAATTTGATATTATTTCAACAGTCAATTCGTTGTATCGGTCATTGTCGTTGTTTTCGTGTCCTATCATATCACGCCAAGAAATTTGAGGTGTGATTTTTGCGTTTGGTATTTTTCCGTTATTCTTCCTTATGTATTGCCATATTCCATAAGCTGAACCAACTAATTGACCGTTTACGACTTCAACATTTTCACCCTCAACCGCCGTAAATGGTTGTAGGTCTGTTGTTTGAGTAATATTAAAGCTAGAATTATTTAGATAATCACCGATTAAAACATCAATTTGAGTAGTCCTGCTTCCTGCCACTGCCCCTGAAATAGTACCGTTATGTCTAAACCCCGTAACCATATATGTACCGTTAAATTTAGTTTGTATCGGGTCGTCTATTTCTAATAATTGTCCAACTTCCAATTCAGGATTAAAAATACTAGGGAGTGTTAGCCCTGCACCTTGTCTTTGTGGCGTTCCTATAAGACCTGTTTCACCTTTTAGAATAGTTACACTTACTTTTCTGCTTTCGTTATTTTGTAAAGTGTGGACTATGCCCTTATCTATAAATGTATGACCGTCAGTTATTTGGTTTAATACTTCTAGCGGTGAACCTGTTAAAGTTACTGCGGTTTTAAATTCGCCCTCGATTGTTCCCGTGTCGCCCTGTGTCAATTCAGGGCAATTTTTGATAATTAAACTGTATGCTTCCTTTTTGAGTGTTCCTGCCTCAAAAGTCATATTAATATATGTTTGTATGGAAGTTCCTAAGTCTAAACAGTGCATTTCTGTAATTACATTTGTGCCGTTTCTTTTTGAATAGGACTTCCGTATATACCCTTTAAAACAAGTCGTAATTTTGCCGTTTCTTCCTGCCTCAAAAGTAACTAATTTTACTTTGTCCGTAAAAAATTCATCTTGAAAAAAAGCCTCACTATCTCTTGTTGAGGGTGCAAGGTTGTATATAGAAAAAGTAGCCGTGTTTGCACTTGCAAAAGTGTTCCGCTCTATGCTGAAATCTATTGTTAAAGGATAACCCACCGTAGTTGTTTTTGTCGTGCCGTCTGTATCTGTGTATGTGACAGTCAGTCGCCAATTCCACTCATTTTTTTTTACAACACTTTCAGTATGACTAACACCGCCCGATAGTTTAAACGCCATAGACATCGCTTTCTATTTGTAATACTTCTTCTTTGTTCAAAATGAACATTTTAATTCTACCACTTGAAAAATCTTCAAGTGAAAAAGGCTCTGTGTTACTATCTGATAGAAAAGCTATTCCAAAAGGCAATATGTTTTTTAAATGCCTTATTGAATTAGGACTTAATGTCACTCTTGAACCTTTGCAAGAGTAATCACCATAACTAAAATCATAATACCATGACTTTTGAGTTATGTAGAAATATAGGTCAATGTATAATGTTTTTCCGTCCTCTGTATACACTGAAAATGATTGTCTAGGATTGTTATTTATTGAGGTAATTTGTTTCATTATTTTAGCCGTTTGGATTAAAAAAACTTTTTAGAGTTGAGTTTTCGCTCATACTAACATTTACGCTACTTGCCTGTCCTGAATTACTGCTTACAGCACCTTGTACTCGTGCAAGTTCTGATTTTTCGTGTTCGGTTGCCTCTCTCGTTCTAGTCGCCGTATCTCTCCATTCTTGTAAAGTAACTTCAAGCCTTGATTGATAGAGGCTTTTTTCCTGTGTCAATGAGGCATTTAAAATAGCCATATTTTCCAAAACACCAAAAGGGGTATAAACCGTAACTAATTGCTTGTTATCTATTAGTGAGTTGAGTTCATCTGCTACTTTTTTTTGATTGCTTGTTGTCGGGCTACTTCCGTAACCAATAGACCGCAGGGCGTTTTTTGCTAATTGTTTATATCTGTTGTAGCTTTCTTCAACTGCTTGTGTTAGGTTTATTGCTGATGTTGTGTAGTTGTCAAAAGTCGGTGAAATAACGCTTAGACCTGTCACATAATTAGGTATTTTTTCCTGTAATTTGTTTGCCCAATTTTTTGAGGGTCTATATATGACTTCACCAATTAACCCCGATAAAATATATTCTATCGGCTCTATTGCCCAATGGTCGTTTATTGCGTAGTTTTCTTCCGTATAATGCGTTGTTATTTGCGATTTTCTAGTAAAGGTACTGTTTTCTGCAATTCCAAATTGTGAAAATAAATAAATTTGTCCAAATTTTCCGTTACTTTGTGAATTAGTAAAAAGTAATGCACCTGTTTTTTCACCGTTTGCCTCTAATTTACTTGAAACATTACTTAATGTATTTGAAATTGTGTCTTTAAATTTATTAGCCATATTTAATAACCTATCGGAGTAACAGCCTGCCTCAATGGAATACTCATATTATTTACAGTATCTATTATATAGTCGCCTGCCTCGTTTGTATTTACTACAATATTGTTATTTTGATTAATACTATTGTTTGTATTTGCTATATTGCTTGTGCTAGGTTCAATTCCTTTTTTGAGTATTTTTTCATCTAAGAAATCTTTCACCATTTGGTTTGCCTCATCGCCTGTCAGCTTGCCCTCTCTTATGGCTTGATAACCCTCAACTATTTTGCTTATGGTTTTAAATCCTTTGCCTAAAGTATCGGTTGTTTTACCCATAGCACTATTTTTATACTTTTCTGAACCTCTTTCGCCAAAAATATCACCAAATAAACTGCCTTTTCCTGCGTACCAATAAGCTATATCTTCTAAAACCAGATATAACATTGTTAGCCAGCCAAAAAGCGGTTTTACTGCTATCATAACTCCCATTAAAGCTATTCCTATACCTTTTATGGCACTTTCAATTAATGGAGTATTAGAAACAATATCAGTAAATATTTTCCCCCATACCTCTGATAGAGTTTTTAATTTTTCGGTTATTTTCACGAATATAGGCATTATAGCAAGTAACGCTCTATCTTTAAATAAAGTCATCTCTAACCGCATTTTTTTTATTTGCAAGGCGTAAGCGTTCATTTGCTCTCGCTCTTTTGGATTTAAAAATAGGTCATTGATTTTTTCAAATTCTTCCCTCGACATTCTAAGCATTAATAAATCATCAGGTGAAAAACCCATGCGGGTGATTATATTTGTTGCTTGAACATCATTAACCCCTTTAATTGCCTCTCTAACACTTTCAATCAACTGTTCTACGGTCATTCCTAAAGGATTAAAGGACTTTCCGCCTACAAAACTTAATTCTTGGTATGGACTTATATCCCCTCTGCCCATTCTTATGTCAAACAAGTTTTGAGCAAGCGTTTGCATTGTATTTGCTACTTGTTCAGGCGTTGAATTATAGTTCACCATAGCACTTGCACTAGCATATTTATTTAAACTTGCAAAACTGATACCTGTTTGTCGTTGAAAAGCTATCATTCTAGCGTTGGCACTTGCAAGGCTATTAACCATCCTATCAACTGCCGTATAAGCGATTGTAACACCTGCAACAAAAGCACCTATCCCCTTAACTACGCCAGACATTGCTTTACTTTGATTTTCAAGTGCGGTTTTCTGTTTTTTTGCGTTGTCTAAGGCTTTGTTTTGATAGTAATTTTTTCTAATTAGGGCTTTTTGTTCTTCTGTTTCGGCTTTTGCTAGGTCTTGTTGGTACTTTATTTGTCGCCTTGTTGCTTTTTCAGCTTCCTCTAATTGCTTAATGGTTTCATTTAGCTTTTTAGTGTCGCCTTTTACCCCTAATTGTATAAAAAAATCACCTAACTTCATTTTTGAGTTTCCGTTTTTATAATATACTTATTTTTACTAAATTTTAAGCGATTGTAATGGTCGAGGGGTGAACCATTAAACCGCCCCCGCTATTTAGCGGAATTTTGTTCTCTGTTTAATTCAATGTAGGTTTGTTCAAATTCCCTTGTGAATATTTCGTAATGATATGCGTTGATTACTTCGTCTACGGGTGCATTAAGTATCCTTGTAGGATTACTACCCCACCACCCCGCTTTTGCAAGCATATATACTATTTGCTCATTTGTGCTAAGATTACATTTAATGTCGGGTTTTCGCCTATTTTCGGTGCAAGGGTTTTCCACATTGAAACTAGGCTCTTTATAAAAGGGGCAAGATTTACCTCAATACATTTGAAGTATATTTCGTAATAATCTTCCCTGATTTTTTCCTTGTATTGTTCATCATCAAATAAATCTTCATTTATTTTTCTTGTGCCGTCATACAAGCAAGAT